GTGCAGATATGCTACTTAGTAGCTTACCTAAGCAAACTCAAGACTATATAGTGCGAAGCTTGGTGGTGACTTACTGATGCTACTACAAGCCGATGCAAAGCAACTGGAGTGGATTGGTGCAACTTACTTATCTCAAGACAAGGTAGCATTAGATGAGATATGGAGAGAGGTCGACATGCACTCTGATAATCAGGCAAGGTTTAAACTACCTAGCCGACTGATAGCCAAGACTTTCGTGTTCCGATTAATCTATGGTGGCTCAGCATATTCGTATGCTAATGACCCTAACTTTAGAGATATCGGTAACGAATCCTTTTGGCAAGACGTTATAGATTCTTTCTATAACAAGTACCAACGTCTCTATAAATGGCATGAAGAGATTCAGTTCACTGCTAAACGAGACAGAAAGCTAGTGATGCCTACGGGTCGTATCTATCACTTCGAACCTGAAGTTAAGTATGACAAGGTTAAGTACCCTAGAACAAAGATACTAAATTATCCTGTTCAAGGCTTAGGTGCAGACCTTATGGCAATTGCTAGAGTATCACTACGCAACAGATTAAAAGGCAAGGAAGGAATCCAGTTAATTAATACTGTACACGATTCTATTATTATTGATTTTAATACTGATGTGTGTTATACTAAAGACCTTGTTAATTTAGTAGACAAGTGTTTTAATGATGTACCAGATAACTTCAAGAAAATGTTTGGAGTTGATTTTAACCTACCCATGAGAGTTGAATGCCAAGTAGGCAAAACATGGGGTGATATGGAGATTGTAAATGCAAATTAATATTATAGACGTAGGCACACCGAATACCCATTCTGCAAAGAATGGTAGAAGTTACCAATCATTAGAAGTAACATACAAGGGCGACAATGGACAGACTTCTTCTAAGAAGCTAATGTCTTTCAGTAACCCTGATGTGTTTAAACAAGCACAGACTTGGACTAAAGGTGATTCAGTTAATATCAATAGTCAGAAGGATGATGCAGGTTACTGGCAATGGATTGGTATTTTAGGTGCAGGAGAATCAGCACCAGTAGCAACACAAACTAACACAGCTAACACAGGAGCTAAGCCTGCTACGAGAGTAACAGGTAGTAACTATCCTACTTCAGAAGAAAGAGATAAGACACAAGGTTACATCGTACGTCAGTCCTCTCTATCTAATGCAGTTAATACGTTAGCAAGTGGTGGTAAGACAGCTAGTGCAAATGATGTAATAGCATTAGCTAAGGTATATGAGAAGTTTGTTATGGAAGGAAACGCAACAGCACAAGCAACAAGTGTTGAAGATTTTCCTGATGATATACCTTTTTAATGCAAGCTTTAATTGACATGGATTTAGTCTGTTTCCGTTGTTCTGCTAGTGCAGAGAATGATGGAGCAGGTATTGCTATCTATCGTATGAATGAACTAATGGATGGCATACTTGAGAAAGCAGGAGCAACAGAGTATCGAGCATTTCTAACTGGTGCTAATAACTTTCGTAAGACTATTTACCCTGAGTATAAAGCTAACAGAACTGCTCCTAAGCCTCAGTACTTACAAGACTGTAGAGAGTATGCAATGAGCCAGATGGGTGCAGAACTTGCACCTGAAGGGCTTGAAGCTGATGATTCATTAGGTATCAATCAAACAGACGACACAATCATATGCTCTCTGGATAAAGACCTATTGATGATTCCAGGTAAACATTTCCAATGGGCAATTAGTGGTAAGAATTGGGAAAAACCTGACACATGGCTTGACCAAACCTACATTGATGGAATGAAACTATTCTATGCTCAGTGTATTAAAGGTGATACCTCAGATAATATTAAGGGTATCGCAGGTATGGGTGAGGCTAAGGCTAAGCAAGCTTTAGGAAACATACATGATGAACTAGGTATGTTCAATAAAGTTCGTGCATTATATGGTAACGATGAAGAGTTCCTTATGAACGCTAGAGTTCTTTGGATTAAAAGAAGTTTAGATGATGACTTTAAGGATAAATTCGATGCACTCGTTCAGGAGTAAGTTTGAGAAGACATGTTGGGCAAAGTTAATTAAAGCTTTTCCTAAGGCTAAGTATGAACCTGATTACTTTAAATATACTCAGCCTGAGATAGAGCGAACATATAATCCTGACTTTAAGACAGGCAGAGGCAAGACTTACCTTGAAGCTAAGGGTAAACTAGACCTAGAAACACGTAAGAAGATGGTGTGGTTTAAACAGTCTTGTCCTGATGTTCGTATTATATTTCTCTTCATGAATCCTGATGTTAAGATTCGTAAAGGGAGTAAAACAACATACGGGATGTGGGCTACCAAAGAAGGTTTTGAGTGGCTCGACTCTCGGAAGGATTGGATAAGTGAATATAAAAGACTTTGTTCGGGATGAAGAAGGTAAGTGTACATTTAGCTTTGAAGTTGATAATGATGAGGCAGGTGTACTAATGGAGTTCGCAATTAGAACTATGATAGAAGCAGGATTGATAACTATTCCTGGAGATGAAGACACTCCTACGGATATGTTTGATTTCTTTGCTGACGATGATACAGGAGTAACTTTACAATGAGTAAGATACTTGTACTAGATATCGAGACCTCGCCTCATACAGGCTTTCACTGGGGACTATGGCAGCAGAACATTAGTATCAACCAGTTGATTGAGAGTTCAACAGTACTTTGTTGGGCAGCCAAATGGGTCGGTCATAAAGAAATACACTTTGCAAGCATCATGGAGTCTACTCCTAAGCAGATGATTACAAAGATACATAAGTTAGTAGATGAAGCAGATGCTATCATTACCTATAATGGTAAGCGATTTGATATGCCTACTCTTAACAGAGAATTTCTACTACATAAGCTTCCTCCTCCTGCTCCTTACAAGGACATAGATTTATTACAAACAGCACGCAGTAAGTTTAAGTTTGCTAGTAATAAGCTAGACTATGTAGCACAAGAGTTAGGCGTAGGTATGAAGACAAGTCATCAAGGTATGCCTCTGTGGATAGAGTGCATGAGTAAGAACCCTAAGGCTTGGAAGTTAATGAAGAAGTATAATTGCAATGATGTTAAGCTAACTGAACAAGTATATACTAAGTTACTAGGATGGATAGTTACACCATTCAACCATAATACACACAAGGGACACGAAGGACATGTATGCCCTGCCTGTGGAGGTGACCATATACAGAAGAGAGGCTTCTCTCAAGTAGGTGCTAATAGCTATCAACGTTATCAGTGTATTGACTGTGGTAAGTGGAGTCAATCGAGCAGAGCAGTTAAAGAGTTAAAGAAAGAAAACTTCTTAAAGAGTATTTGACAATAACGTTTAAACAAGGTATAATATAGATATGGAATATCACCCATTAGAACGAATCTTTGAGCTTGCGTTAGACCAAGCGACCAAAGGTAAAGGTAATGAAAGACACGGAGATGGTAATGACTTTACCGAACAACCTTGGGTAGGACTTGCCAAGGTACATGGTACAGGTTTCTTAACTGGACAAGCACAGAAGAAAATTATGGAAGCTGTTGCAAACAAGGAAGAGACTAACTATCTGTGGTATGAAAGAGAAATCTTAGGAGCTATTAACTA